AAGATAATCGCCTTCAGAAATTATCTTAGAATTGAGGTCGAGCGTTTGCATTAACGATGTAAGAGCGTCCATTTTTAATATATTAATTTTTTATTTTGTTTCATTACAACTTAGGTTTGTTATTTTTTCTTAAAAGTAAAAGGGCTTCTACGGCTTCACCAATATCACGGTGTTTTACACAAAACCCGTTTTTTCCTTGGCGACAGAGACAGTTTTCGTATACACAGTTTGGACGCATTTTTGAATGTGTAATGATATATCCGTTTAAACTTAGGTTCTTATTTCACCTTCTTCAAGTTCAGATTCCGAATTGTATTCACTCTCATTATCCAAATCGTCAATATTTTCTGGTAAATGATCATATAATCGATCGTGGTCGATTTGGTACGTAATTTCATAATCGTCAAGGAAATCACGTAAGGAAATCCTATCGTTAACACCGTATTGTTCGTCTAAATACGATTTCCAAAACAAAAGATTCTTTTTCGTGATTTTACTCGGGAAAAGTTCGACGGTAAATTCTTCGTCACCTTTACACCCACACTGTTTAAGAATATCCTTTTCACTTTCAAGGTACATATCAAAAAAGTGTTCCAAAATACCAATATCATTAGGTTCGTAATAAAATTCAATAAATTGGGCTTGACCGTACGATGTTTCTAATTTTCTATTAGAAATACCAATATACGCAATATACTTATACGTACTTTTAGGAATAAGGTGTGTGGGGTACCCAAAATCAGCGCGTAAACCGTATACTTTACATTTTTCACCGGCTAATTCAGAGAAGAGTTCGTTAACGTCGAAAAGTTCGACAATCGTGGTACAGTTTTTAAGGAGTTCGTAAGTAAGGCTCATCGTATTATATTACACATTAGTTGTTAAGTTTTAAGTCCATATTTTCAGGGAACGAGTTATAAAGTTCCGTCCAGTCGATGCTTCCGTGAAGGTTATTTTTTTCAACAAACTGTAGAAGGGTTTTTTGACAATTAAACTCATTTTTAAAGTAATTCATCCAAAACTCAACCCATTCTTCTGGGACGTGTCTCGGAACAACCATGGTATCCAATTCATCCCTTGCCAAAATTTCAATCACTGGTTCAATGATACCCATTCGAGTACCATCTTCATATTTCTCTTCATACATAAAGTCTACTAAATGAAGTTTGTCGTTAAATGCAGATACACCGACATACACGACATGATCAAGTTCTTTTTTGAACTTTATTAAATCGTGTGGAAAATTTGATTTCAATCTCACTCCATACACTTGAGAAGGTGTACCAGTTGAAAATTGATCGGTTCGAAAACTTGAAAGAACACCGTCAAGTTTGTAAAGTCTTTCAAGACTAACCGTTTGTTTTGTAAGTTGGCAAATGAGAGACATTTTTTTATTATACTTATTATATCTGGTCTATATCACTTAGGTCTTCACTGTACATCAATATTTCTTCGGCCACGATTTGATAAAATGCCATTTTATACGCTAAAAACCCAAATAAAGTTGCCCCCATATTAAAATCGAATGGTAAATCATTAGAATTCCATACAGATTCGGCTAATGCGAGACACGTCGGTAAGAGTAATCGTTTATTCAAACCAGGTATTTTTTCTATATTATCGACATACGAAGAGAGTGAATCGACATACATATAAGACGCGATTGTTCCTAAACTTGCAGAAATACCGTCAATGGGTGTATGAAAAATAAAATGGTATGTCGAAACAGCAACACCGTATTGTAAAGTTGACTTTTTAATTTTATCTTTTATTTTTTCATATTCCGTTATACCTTCTTTACGTTTAGTGGGGCACGATATTCTAATGGTTTTAGTGTAGGGATTTATTATACTCAACATTACAATTTATTTATTTATTATATATCTATACCTTTAATAATATAGTTTTCATCTTGAAAATATTTTTTCTTAAAATGACGTTCTTTTATTTTAAAATTATTACACCTTTGTTCAACTTCGTGTATATTAATTTGAATAGTGGTTAAATCTATTTTATTTGTAGATGATTTTCTCCATTTATCACCGAAGATTGTAGAATATTGTAGTTCACGTCTTTGGTACTTAAGATCCTCAAGTAGAAGTTTATAAAGTATGAGTGAATATGAATCGTATTCACTACGTTCATAATCATCAAAATAAAGCTGTTCACGTGCCATCGTATTCATACGTTCACGGAGTAGGTTCTCCCCACTTTTCTCTCCATCGGTTAACCAAAGTTTCGAGTCTCTCCTTTGAGAATCGTGAATTTCTGGAGGTTCGTCGAGGGGCTCCCGGGCACACGAGATCACGTGATTCGTACGCATTAAGTTTTTCCCATATGAGTCTTTGCATGTCACCCGGGAGTTCGTTTGTCGCTTGACAAAACGAGAGTTTATAGTCGTACGTGTGTAAGGCAATGTAGTCGTCCATTTCATTTTTTTATACATTTTATTAGAAGTATGTAAACTTAGGTTTCTTAGGAACCTCTAAAACGATTATCTCATTCGCTTCATTTTTAGATATAATATAGTCATTTTCACACATTTTTATAGATGGAGGTTTCTGTGTTTTTATTTCATGTTTTGGTCGAGATGATAACAAATTACACACACTCGAATAAAACGAAAACATCACTGCTATTATTTATGTTTATTTTTTTATATACTAAATACAAGATGGTTTCACTCCAGGACTTACCTAAAAAGGTTCAGTATATAATTATAGATTCAAAATTTGTAAATGGTTCAAATAATACGTTTAGTATAGATCTTACACTTGAATCAAATTTACATTTAGAAGATATGACGCAAGTGTGTGGTCTAAAACCAGTCGATTTTTATGTGACACAAATTGGACAGGCAAATACTAACTCCGACACTCATGTGAGTAGTGTCGCGAAGTATGTTGATATAGTATGTGAAGATATACCTAAACGTGCACAAATACTCGATGAACGTAATGGACAAATTTTAGCACGTGTACCACTCGAAAGACATTATAATCATGGCGCACATACTATAGTTAGAGATAAGCAGTGGAAATCATTCCAGAGACAAACAAACTTATTTAATCCTATATCTATGCAAAAACTTCATTTTAAGTTATATGAATACCAAGAAGATACAGATTATGTTACTTTACAACCGGATTCAGAATGGTACATGGTTCTCGAAGTTACAAGTATAGACGTTGAAGAGAAACCCGTGAATCGCGAAGTTCAAATTCTAGAAGCTTTACATAAACTTATCGGGAAGATAGAGGATCTTAACGTAAACGTTAAAAAACTTCCGGATAAGGAGGATATCGAAAAAATAGAAAAGGAAAAAAAGAAAAAGTACCCCTTGCGTTACTTAATACTCTTTATAACTATGATAATAGGTGGATTTGTATTTGTAAAAAATAAATTTACTCCTTCGATTCCACAACCTTCTTTTTAACCACACGTTTAACAACTTTTTTCTTTGGTGTTTCTGGTGCTGGTGCTGGTGGTGCTGGAGCTGGTGGTGCTGGAGCCTTTACTGGTGCTGGAGCCTTTACTGGAGCAGCAGCCTTTACTGGAGCTGGAGCCTTTACTGGAGCAACAGCTGGTGGTTCGATTGCATCAGCTATTTGTTTAAGAATACCATAGACAGTTTCTTTGTGAATTTTTGATCTTTGAAGTGCTTCTTCAATTTGTTCTCTAACAGAGTCCATCGCGTAATATATATAAAAGAAATATTATCTTTATACTAAATGTTATTCATTGGTCCATCTCTTTTGAGTGGGATAGGTCAACACTGTAAAAAATATATGAATCTTTTTCCTGGGAGTCAGTACATTGAACTACAAAATGATATACCGCAGTGTGAAAATGCATTTATATTTGCTTTACCTGTACCATACTGGTTAGATAAAATTCCGGAAATTAAACGAAAAATCAAACACGTTACGTGTATGACTGTATGTGAAACCGAAACGGTTCATGAAGACTATGGTAAACTATTTAAACTTTTTGATAAAATCGCCGTACCAAGTGAATTTTGTCGTCGTGTGTTTAAACGGCAATTTCCCGATGTAAAATTTTATGTCATACACGCACATATACCTAATAAAAGACCTTATACATTTTATCATATTGGTAATGTTCATGATCCACGAAAAAACTTTAATAAAATTATTGAAACATTTGTTCGTATGAATAAACCTGATACACGTCTTTTGATTAAGGCGACGTGTAAACAACCAATTCAAATAAAAATACCAAACGTTGAAGTTATAAACGGTCTTATTTCTGATGAAGAAATGGAAAAAATACACGCCCTGGGTGATTGCTACGTAAGTTTTTCGAGTTCAGAGGGTGTAGGTATGGGTGCAGTAGAAGCGGCTTTGCGAAATAAACCCGTCATTATAACGGATTATGGGGGTGCGCCTGAATACATAGAAACACCATACTTAATTGAGTGTGATCTTCAGTATTTGGTAAAAGATGATTTTCTATTTAAGGCTGGTATGGAATGGGGAAAGCCAAACGAAAAACAATTACGTGAGTTTATGGAAGATGCATACACCAATAAAATAAGATATATGGAACATCCGAGGACTCATATGTTAACGTGTAAAGAAAATGTATTACAGGAATTCATCACTAATGTAATTGGTAAGAAAAGTGATGACACCCGTGAGGATGGCACCAGACATGAGTGAGCCTCTCTGAGCAATGAGCATAGCGACGACATCATCAATAAATTTAATATTAGTTGGTTTCTTAAGAAGTTCTGGTACGATTTTTGAAATTGCAAGATAAAGTGCCATGGCTATTATGACAGGTCTGAGTGTTTCTTGATCTAACATTTTTTATAATAAGGAAACATTTATTTTTGGTATAGTTGCTAATACGTGATCTTCTATTCTATGTTTTTTACAGTAGTTCCCACACACAGCTTTGAATGTACATTTTTTCCCTGATAATGTAAAAGCTTTACATATATTACGAAATTCAGAGGCGTCCTGTTTAGGAGCAGAATCTAAGACCTGTATCGGTTTTGTTTTTTGAGATTCAAGTTTCTTTTTTCTCATTTTATCGAGAATTGACGCCATTTCTTCTGGTGTTTTTTTACTTGTTTTCAAGGTTTTGGATACACGTAAACAGTCATCATAAGTCTGAATATTTGACTGATGTTTTTTAGTGAGTACATTTTTAGTATCACTAAAATTCGTTTGAATCACGGTCGGTAGAAAGTATTGCGACATCTTAATTTTTACTAAAAATAAAATAACTTAGGTTAGTAAAAGATGTGGTTCTTTACAAAACTTAAAAGAACGTATAGCTTCACTTTAGGTGAGTAATATAAAAGATAAAACCTTTTGTTTTTAAATGTATCTTAAGTGGACAAAAGAGTGTCATTTATGTGAATGTCCATTAGAACCACATATACACACGAATAGTACAGAAGAACGAATACTTCTTCGAGAATATAAGAAAATAAAACCTATTTTTATGGTTAACAATGGTGGATATCTGAAATTTTTTGATATGAATATAAAACGTACCTGTTATGCGTGTTATATAACATCTTACAAAAATATTCAGCCCAACTCACTTAGAAACAGAGAGTGCGGTCGCATAAAAAATATATATCCAAAACCCAAGTCAAAAACAAAAGATGAATTATTACATTGGTTCGAAGGACTAAAAATATACTTAAGTAAAAGACGCAATACAACATAAATGAGTGAAAGTATTCAAAAACTCACACACGTGGAACATATTTTAAAGCGTCCGGATTCGTACGTTGGACCTGTTTCACGTGTAGCGGAACCATATTGGATATATGAAAACGATAAATTTGAAAAGAAAACTATCATGTATTCCCCAGCACTTTTAAAAATATTTGATGAAATTTTAGTAAATGCGATTGACCGAAACTCTATGTACCCCAAAAATGTAACGTCTATGAGTGTTTCTATCGATAAGGTGTCTGGTGAAATAACAATTGAAAATAATGGACCTTTGGGTGGTATCTCTGTTAAAATGCACGAAAAAGAAGGTTTATGGAATCCAGAGTTAACGTTTGGACATTTACTCACGAGTACAAATTATGACGACACACAGAAACGTGTTGTTGGTGGTCGTAATGGATACGGTGCAAAACTTACAAATGTTTATTCGACTAATTTTTCTATAAAAATTAAAGATGGGGAAAACAAGTGTATATACACACAAGAATGGTCAGATAATATGAAAAAGTGTAATACACCCAAAATAAAAAAGTATTCGAGTGCTACATCGAGCGTTTCGATTACTTTTATACCAGATTGGAAACGGTTTGGTATGACAAAAATGGATGATTCTATATATAAAATTTTTGAAAAACGGGTATATGATGCAAACATTTGTACGTCACAAAATTGTAAAGTAAAGTTTCAAGGTGAAGCATTGGCTAAAGCATCATTTAATACGTATGCAAAAATGTATACAAAATCTGATGAAATGTGTACCTTTACGAGTGATAGGTGGTCAGTGTGTATTGCACCTTCAGATGATGGTTTCGAACACGTATCGTTTGTGAATGGTATATGTACCACAAAAGGTGGTTCACACGTTGATCACGTGTCTGGAATACTCGCAAACGGTGTTATTGAAGATATGGCAAAGAAAATAAAACTTCGACCTCAACAAGTCAAGAATGCGTTTTTTGTTTTCGTAAAAGCAACACTTGTCAATCCAAGTTTTAGTAGTCAGGTTAAATCGGAGTGTACACTCAAACCACAAGACTTTGGGAGTAAGTTTGAACCACCAAAAACGTTTATAAAAAATATTTTGAAAACGAGTGTTCAATCAGAACTCATGGCATTATCGAAGTTTCGTGAAATGAAAGAATTGAAAAAAACAGATGGATCTCGTAAATCAAAAATAACGGGTATTCCAAAACTCGATGATGCGAATAAGGCTGGTACTACACAGTCTGGTAAGTGTACTCTTATTATTACTGAAGGTGATTCTGCAAAAACACTTGCAATTGCTGGTCTTTCTGTCGTTGGTCGTGATCATTACGGTGTTTTCCCACTCCGAGGTAAATGTAAGAACGTACGCGACGCGAGTGTAAAACAACTTACCGAAAACAAAGAGTTTAATGACCTTAAAAAGATTTTGGGACTTCAGCAAGGGAAAGTGTATACATCACTCTCTGAACTCAGATACGGGAGACTCATGATCATGACCGATGCAGATAACGATGGAAGTCATATCAAAGGTCTCATTCTTAACATGATTCATTATTTCTGGCCAAGTTTACTCAAACTCAAGTTTGTTGTAAGTATGGTCACACCTATCATAAAAGCGTCTAAGGGTTCAGAAACAAAATCGTTTTATACGGACTCGATGTTTAGGCAATGGTATGGTAATGGTAAAGCTGGGTGGAAAATTAAATATTATAAGGGTCTTGGTACTTCTACGTCTGCAGAAGCCCGTGAATACTTTAAAAAAATAAAAGATCTTACGGTTCAATTTGATACGGATACTTCAATGGATGAATCTATAGTTCTTGCATTTGACAAGACAAAATCAGACTTACGTAAAACGTGGTTACTTGAAAGTACGGAAAAGAAGGCGTCCGAACTCGAAGTACAATATGGAAATGTTGAGCGTCTCGGTATTTCTGATTTTATTCATAAAGATCTTGTGAATTTCAGTCTTGCTGATTTGAAAAGGTCAATTGCACATGTTTCAGATGGTTTGAAACCATCACAACGAAAAGTGTTATACGCGTGCTTCACAAAGAATCTTACATCTGAAATGAAGGTTGCGCAATTAGCCGCATACGTTTCGGAAAAAACATCGTATCACCACGGTGAAGTTTCGTTGGCAGATACAATTGTAAAATTAGCACATAATTTTACGGGGTCAAATAATATTAATTTACTTGAACCATGTGGTCAATTTGGTACACGTCTTATGGGTGGTAAAGACGCGAGTCAAACGAGGTATATATTTACAAAACTGACTAAAAGTGCGAGAATACTTTTTGATTCTAACGATGATCCAGTATTAAACTATCTCGACGACGACGGTAAACAAATTGAACCAGAATATTATGTTCCCATACTACCTACCGTTTTAGTAAATGGAACTGAA